CCCGTCAGCAGAAAAGTTATTAGTTTCTGGGTACAGATACACCAGATAAGGCTTCCCTGGTTCCTGCCCCTCCTCAAAGTGATGGTAGGCCGCAGGGAACCCGGATGATTTGACCATCCGGCATACATCCTTCTCTGTCATCGTGATAACCTCCCTTTCAGCCGTTTTTCATAATCCTTGACAGCCTGCTTTTCCGCAGGGCCGATATGCGGGATGCCTTCCACCCGGCCTCCGCCTCGTTTTGCGTGTCCTTTTTCCAACAGGTGGGTAAGGCCAGATTTTTTCTTGTTATATATCCTAATTCCTATGGATACAGCATTTTCTGTTTCCACCTTGGATGCCCAACCATCCTTGTAATGCCCCTTCCTGCTCCCAGACCCATCTGGGGATGTCTTTTTCAGTTCCTTCACCGTCTCCTTTGCTACCGCCCTGGCCTCTGCCTTTATGTCGGCTGCCACCTCAGAAGCATATTCCTCCATCATTTTGGCAATCTCTTTTCCCAGAGAGTCAATCCCAATTCCTGACATGACATCACTCCTTTGCTGTGGCACGGATTTTCACGGTTTCATTCTTATACTGCACATTATCAATACTGGTGATGTTATAAGCCTTGCCTCGGTGCATCAACCGGTATTCCTTCGTATTCATGGCGCCCAACAGCGGATGATATCGGAAAACGAACATAATTGTGTTCTGGGACTGTGTCTGCGCGGCCTCCCAATACTCGGAGCCTGACAGGTTGTTCATGTAGGCATATCCACGGTAATACTCTGTCCATGACGGTATCTGGTTGCCGATATCATCCTCTGCATACCCACTTTTTTCAATTACCACTAATTCCCGGTATGCCCCTGCATTCATACAATCACCACCTTACAACAGGTTGACACAATACATCCCCAGGATGGTATCCACAACCCGGTTGACATTGTTCTTGTCCACGGTCATCTGCCTGTTATCGTACATATCGGAGACAAGTACTAGGACGGCAATTGTGATATCCTCATGTGTATCAATCGCAGCCTCATCAAGGCCGGTATATCCCTTCACATAATCCATGGCTGCCGGAAGGAGGATTTCCAGGTACTGCCTGTCCTCCTCCGTCAGGTATGCCTCTTCCGTCCGTATCTGCCGGCAGATGTCCTTAAGTGCTATCTCGCTTGCCCTCATCCTTCGCGCTCCTTCTCGGCGTCACAGGCTCTATATACCCGGCTGCGGTAAGGTCATCCAGGATTATCTGCGTCCGGATGTCCCTGACCTCACCAGCATACATGTATATGACGCCTGTAAATGATTTCAGTGCCTTGACCTTCATGTCCTGCCTCCTTAAGCGGATGCCTTCATGACCAGTTTGACAATCTTCTGGGCATTCTCGACCTTAGCATCAAACTCCATCCATGCAATCACACCTATGGCATGTTCATCCGCATATCGTTCCTGGAGGACCTGCACGGATGCATCCTCGGACAATTTTACAGCCAGGCCGGACAGGTCCCCATAGTAAATGGCTGTCTTCCCCGCCTCCATTCCGTCCATCTGGTCTGACACATAAACCGGCTTCCCCAGGAGAGTCGTACCGAAGGGGGACGTGATGTCATCCTGCATGAGATACCGGCCATTACCATCCTTCAGCAGGCGCAAGGCCGTCCTGGTCGCGCTGTTCATAATGAATACGGCTTTTGCCTGAAAGGCATCCTTCACTTTGTCCTTCAGCATGATGATTTCATCCATCGTTACGGCGGATGCCGCCGCAGTTTCCACGCTAAGGGTCACGCCCTTCAACCCTTCAACCTTGGCATCAGTTCCATGCAGCAGTTCCGCTTCAAGGAACCTTGCAATCGATTCAGACATTTCATTAACAACGAACGACACGATGTCAAACTGGCTGTTATTCGCCAGGGACTTGGACACTTTGGACAGGGCGCCGGCCAGGTATCCAGTCAGTTCGATATTGGTGAACTTCCCACTGGTGCTGGTAAGGGATTTGAATTCCTCTGCGTAGGCCATCCTGATTGTGTTACCATCAGCCGCATAGTACGGGATTGACAGAGTCCCTTTTACATTGTACCGGGTCGCCATCTTATAGATTGGGCAAATGTCCTCCACCTTCTTGATAATCCGGTTTGCAATCGTCTTGGGGATAACGGCGCCATTATCGGTCTTTGTCATCTCACCAGCACGTTCCTCCAGGACCTCCCCACGGATATAGGCCGCAAAAGCACGTTCTTCCAGCTCCTCCTGTTTCAGGTCCTCATGTTTCTCTGTGCTGGTAACATTCAATTTCAGGTCCCTGGCACGTTCCAACTTTTCAATAGTGCTATCCAGGGCCTTCACCTGTTTGTCCAGGTCATCAAACTTCTGGTCCTCTTCCTCTGAAAATGCCCTCTGTTCCATCTCTGCGGTGGATGTGAGGTCCTTCATCTGCTGGACCAGGTCGGCCCGCTGCTCCGTAAGAGATTTTAAGTCCTCTGCACGATACTGCATGTACTGCCTTACAACTGTTTTCTTTCTCATTCTGCTTTCTCCTTCTCTAATTCCTTGATTCTATTGTGATACTTACTCATATCAATCGTTTCCTTTGTTTCCTTAACCTCCACATAATCCGCGCGGACTTCCAATGGCTCCGGTGTCAGGACCATATCACCCTCTGCCCTCACCTCAACACTGGTGCCCTCATAGCAAGGCTGTTTCCTCTCATCAATGATGGAAACCTCCACCAGGTCCATATCCTCCACATACCGGCGCTCCAGAGCGTCATGGATATCCTCCGTGCTGGCGTCCCGTTCCCGGAACCCAAAGGACCAGCCTCTGAGTTTCTTCTTATGGGCCTTTTCAATGACTTCCGGGTCCGTGACCTCCGCCCTGGCATGGAGTCCGATGCTGTCCTCATACAGTTCCAGATTGGTGCTTGTCGAACCCAGATTCCTTGTCTTATCATGATTCAGTAACAACTGTACTTCATTATGCCTGAGCGCCCGCTCAAACACCCCCGGTACAATCTGCTCCACAAACCGTTTCCCGGTCTTACGGTCCCTCATAGGCCGCGAATCTCTGGCCACGGCATTGACATAGCCTTCAATCACCACGCTGTCCGACCTTAGTTCAATCCTCATCTTTCTTTTCACCTTCTTTCTGCTCCGGCTCTGACTCTTTCTGTCCGAGTCCGCCGGTTTGGTTCATATTTGGCATATAAAACTGTTTTGTCACCGGGTCATACAGCACATCCTGCAGACCCAGGCGGACAAAATCCAATCCCAATGGCGGCATGTTCTCCCGCAGACGTATCTCATCAATCTGCATGAATCCGTTCTTACAGGCCGTTTCATAGGCCCGGAAACGTTTTTCAATGTCCCCTTTTGTCAGCTCCGACGTATCCGCTGCAAAATAAAAGGACCCCTTCTCTGATTCAAGAAGCAGGTCCCGGTTCAGGGCACACTCAATTTCTTTTAAGATCGGATTCAGACAGTACTGGACGAAGTTCGTCTTATCCTGCTCCGTGGCGCCGCCGTTTATCATGGCCGGCGGCATGTTGAACAGCTTACAGATTTCGTCACTGTTGGTTTTCTTGTTCTCATTCAGCTGCATCTCCACAGACGTGTTACTGGCTTCCTGGAACTCTAACCCCTCGTTCAATATGACAACATTTTCCGTGTTGTTCTGGTAAAGCCGGCGCCATGCTGCCTTTAATGCCTTAATGGCCGGCTCTGCCAGCTTTTTAGCCGACTTGACAAACCCTTTCTTATTGCCACCGGTCTTGACCAGGTTCTTTTCGTACTCCAGGGAATGGTAGGCTACGCTCAGGACTTCACTGTTCTCATCCACCACACTCCTGCCGGAACGTCCATCCTCCGTATTCCTGAGCACTTTCAGAAATTCAAAGGGCTTATATTTCGTCCCTTGAATCATGATGTCATAGTCCTTAAAAATCGGGTCTGATGTGAACAGGAAGGATACCTCAGATTCCCTGACGTAATGCAGGGACCTTATCTGGTTCCCGGTCCGGTTGATGAAAGCATAACCGCCTTTCCCGGTCAGATAGTCCCTGACCAGCGCCCGCTTGAACTGCACCCCATCCAGGGTGTCCCCGGTATCATCATTTAGCAGCCGGACCCTGGCATCATCCTCAACTGCTTCCAATTTCCCATCCACCAGCCTATAAAGCCGGATAGGGATGGTTGAAACGGTTTCCGCTATCTTATTCACGCAGGCCGCAAAGGCTGGCACATTCATGGCCTGGTCCCTGGTCATGTAGTCATCCGACAGACTGGCCCTCAGTAATGCATCCTCATTGGATTCTGTCTCTTTTTTCTCTGGTTCCGGGTCTGCCCTCAACCGAAAGGACCACATATGCAATCACTCCTCTCTCTGTTGCGATATCGCAACTAACACACCTGCACTGTAAAACCACTGTCGTCAAAGAGGATATCCTGTTGGAGCAGGTACACTGAGTTGATAATGCTCACCACTCCGTCCACCTTCCCCTTGGATTTCTTCTTGTTGACATACCGGTTCATGTTGGTGTCATAGGTACACTTCGCGTTCTCAAAATTGGTCTCCAGCAGCCGGTTCTCCTCGTAATGCCATTTCTGGTTTGCCACCATCTCCGCCAATAACTTGGTGGGAGGATGCAGGGTATCCGAATGCTGCCGTATTTCTACTGTTGTGTAATCCTTATCCCATTTCTGGGCGCTTGACAGGGCGTTATACCGGTCATATCCGATTGACTTAATAACCACACCCCTGGATTCCTCCAGGCCTGCCACGTAGTCCTCAATCACGCCGTAATCCACTGTCATATCGCCGCAGGCAATGCAGGTTCCCGCGGCAATGGCAGCCCTGTAGTCAAACTTTTCAAACTCACTCTTCTCATCAATCCTTCCCTCCGGTATGAATGTCATAGTATGGCTTAATATCGCTCCATCCTCCTCCGCCGACATGGTCACGGAACAGTTATCGTTTGTCATTGCAAGGTCAACACCCACATAAACCTCCCTGCCTGCCCAGTCTATCCGCGGTACCTTGCAGGCCTTCACCTGGTCAATCGGGATGTATGTCTCTGTCCCGGCGCCCTGATAGATGATGTTACAGTGCTTGGTCAGGAAGTTTTCCCGCAGCTTCTCACGGTTGATGGCATTCCGGCGCTTCTTTTGCAGTTCATCCCATACCATCTCAATTTCCAATGCCAGAGGATTTCCATGGGCCAGGATGGTGTCGTCCGTAGCCCAATCTTTTGTATTGTCCGGCTCATAGAGTAGGGCAAACACGGTCTCATCATCAATCAGACTATCCAGGATTTTCTTGGCGTTGTCCACCTCATCCTCCAGAGGGTTGTCCGCTGTTGGGTATTTGGTTGAGATGATAAACCCCAGCTTATTCCGGATGAGCAGCTGGCCGGAACGCATGGCCTCCACCGGGTAAGAGGTGGGAAGCGCTCCCACTTCATCCGCAATAAACACGCTGGGTTCCTTACCATCCATCCTGCTGGTGGAATAATTGAGTGGCATGTACTTCGTCTTTGTGGGGTTATGCAGGATGTAATCCCGCAGCACCTTAAACTCGTTTTCCTCAAAGACCTCCACGTTGGTTGCCAGCAGCGGCTCCAGAGCCTCCTTAATCTCACGGGCCAGCGCCCCATCCGGCGCCACGGAAAAGAACCGGGAATAGGCCGGCTCCAGGTAAAAGAGCAAAATAAAAAGAACAGCAACAACAAATGTTTTGCCATTCTTCCTGCAAATCTCCAGGACCGCCGTCTGGTACCGGCGCATCCGTTTGTCATTCCGATGGACCGTACAGAGGACCGCCGTTATGAGCAGCCACTGATACCCGGCCAGTGCCGAATAGATGGACTTCCCGGTCTTTGGTCCCTTGGCCATCTTGAGCACCTTAAGAATCTTATATATCTTATCCAACAGACTTTCATTGATGATATATTTCTTGTTCTTCCCTTTGTACGTCTGCAAAAAGTCTGCACACTGGAGGATAACGTACCTCGGCGCCTTAATCTTTCCCCGGCATACCCCCTCAGCATATGCGACCGCCGGGTGCTTAACCTTCGTCTTCGTCGTCCTCATTGATTAAATCCATGATGGTCTTTTTCTTCTCCCCTGGCTTCACTTTCGCAATAGACAGCTTCGCCCGGCTCTGAGGGGATAGGCACAGCTCATTGCAGCACCGGAAGTATTCCTTTGATGCCTCGGCCCTTGCCATCCGGAAGGAATTCTCAAAGAGCAGTTCCTTCTTATCGTTGGCCTGCCGATCCAGCTCCTGGATACGGTCAACAGCAATGGCGGTTTGGGCCAGGATGAACAGGTCCAGGTTACCCAGGATGTCGGCCTCCTGCAGTTCGGCCATGATATAATTAAATATCTCCATCTGGGATTCCGTCAGGTACAGTGGCGGCACCAGTTTGTCATTCTTCCCGCGGAGCTTATCCTCCAGCTCAAGGCGCTGCGCCTCTTCTTCTTTTGTAATTGTGCCAGTCTTTACCCTGGCTGATTTTGCCGGCCTTGCCATCCTGTCACCTTCCTTCTGGGCCGAAATTCTCATTTCTAAGATTTTGTGTGTTTGGAGGTGGGGCGTCGGTGTCCGGAAATGTGTCTATTTTTCACACAACTCCCCGGGGGATACCTGTGCTACCAGCTTTATCCCGCCATCCACCAGGACACACTCATGACCAGTCCGCTCCTTGATGTAGGTATGGAAGTCATCCAAGTATGGTTTCGTCACCTTCCTGTCCGTTTCAAAGACCAGGATGCTGTCCGGAACACTTACCGTCTTGACTTCTTCACACTCAATCATGTTCCCTTTGTTATCTTCAATCCAGATTTTCACCGCATTAACCTCCATCTCTTATATATGTTATTGTCTCAGTAGCTTTCCCATCCACATAGAAGACCTCCCGCTCTTCTTCTGCCGGAAGGATAATTCTGCACTCTCCATATGGGATTGTGATTCCATTACATTCAGGGCATCTATGTCCATACGCCTGTTCAGCCTTATACACTGTCATGGCTCCACATTGCAGGCACTTGATGACCATTCCTTTCATTGACTCTCCTCCTGTTCATCTATTATTTGTTTCACCACCTCATACGGTATCTCTCCACTCTCACACATCTCATGGTGCATCCCGCATACAGTCAGCAGGTTGTCATCATCCAGGCGCCGGTCATAATCCGTCTCTATCGGTATGGCGTGATGCACGGACAGGTTCTCATAGTTATACTGCCGGTCTGTACCGTAAAGGTTACGAATGCACACCTGGCAGAGGTTCTTGTCACGCCGGCGTATCTGCTCCCTTTTCTCTCTCCACTTCCTGGAGCTACGGAACCGGTCTATGTAGGTTATCTTTTTCTGCGGTTGTGGCTTCCTGCCGCAGTCATACTGGCTGTCATGGATGCGGCCACAATATTTACATGACTTAAGCATCTTATCACCTGTTTTCATAAAGGAAAGGGTGCTCACCCTATTGGAGCACCCTTTCCTTATTTCCCATTCTCTGTCTTGACTTTATAAAATTTATTACTTAGCTCATCATAATCAGATACCATCAACTCATAACCACTTATTTTTTTGATAGCTGGGGCTCCTAATAGAATCTTAAATCTCTTGTTAATAGAATCCATTACCAATAGCACCGCTGAAATTGAATATGCATTAAAATATTTATCTTGAGATT